TTATTGAGGAAGTTGTTAAGCAAGGCCCTGAAGCAGGTAACAAAATTGCTGAAGCGCTCAAGGCGGCATCTCCTGAAGCAACTACTGAATTGCAAGAACTTTATTACGGCCTAGAAGATGTTTCTAAAAATGGCTTAAATGATCTTGCTAAGCAGATGAGTACATCTACCAGTTTTGCAACTCAAGAAATGATGGACGCTTACAACCAGGTGTCTATTGATCTCAAAGAGTCTTTGGCAGAAGTCAATGCTCAAATGAATGAGGCACTGGCTGAGTCTAATAAGGCTTACTCAGAAGCGATTGCGCAGGCTGAAAAAGATCGTACTGAAAAAATTGTTTCTGCCAATAAAGCGCTCACAGAGGCTTTGGCTGACTCAAAGGTTGCCTATGATGAAGCGCTGGCAGACGCTACAAAGGCTCTTACAGAGGCTAGGGAGCGCGCACAAAAGGATCTCAGTGAAGGACTTGCAGAGGCTCAGAAAACCCTTCAAGAGGCCCTCCTAGAGGCTCAGAAGGACTATGAGAAGGCTATTGATGAAATCAATAAGTCCACAATGAAAAAACTTGAAGATCTAAAGGCTAAGTTAAGAGAAGTTGCCGCTCTTATGGCGGCTTTAAGTGCGGCTTCTGCGGCGGCGGCAGTTGCTAATGCCCCTAAATTTACGCCAATTATTGCTTCAACAACCCCTGGCGCAGGCGGTTCTACTACTTCAACCAGTACGCAAACAAACATTAGTAATACTTTTGTGGCTACTAAAGTTGATGCTTCAGATGTTCACCTGGCAACTCTTAGCGCTATCAAATACGGTCAAGCGGTTACTGTTCCAACGCAATCAGTAAACACAACAACCCTTGCTGGCATCATGGCGGCTAGTGGAGTCAAATCTAGTACACCAACTGCTCAATCATTAAGCGCTAATTTGAGGGATAGATAATGACAACGCTAACGCAGGTTTATTCCTTTTCATTTAACAATCAAACATTTGGTGGTGCGGGATCGCCGTATCAAATCCTTAGTGTTGATGGCCTTGAGTCTTTGCCTGGTATCCGCAATCAAGATGATAACCGTGGTTATGCAGATGGTATGTTTACAGGCCGTGATTTTTTAGCGGGCAGAAGCATCTCAATTATTTTTAATACTTTTGGCACACCTGGCGGCGCATCTGCGCAAACAAATTACAACACAATTCAGAGTATTCTTTTGCCTCAAACTCAAGGAACTACGCCGCTTTACTTTAAGTTTCCTAACAGCCCTACATCTGAGCAATTTGTTAATGCTCGCGTACGCGCATTGCGTACAAGCGTAGATCCAAATTACACATACGGATACATTACAAGCCAGGTAGATTTCTTTTGCCCTGATCCTAATTACTACAACAACCTGACCCAAACCGCTGTTATGGCTGTTTTAGATCCTGTTGGCCGTACTTACAACCGTATCTATAACTTGGTTTATGGCAACAGCACCAACTCAATTCAAACCACAATTTCTAACATTGGGTGGGCTACTACCTATCCTGTTATTAGTTTAGTTGGCCCAATCATTGACCCTATTTTGGGCAATGTGACAACCAACAATTACCTTAATTTTACTTGCACTTTGAACTCAGCCCAAACACTTGTTGTGGATTTATACAATAAACTTGTTACGCTGAATGGGCAACCTGCTCGTAATTTATTAACATCAGGAACTTGGTTTGCCGCACCGCCAGGCAATTCAATTTTTTCTTTGTACGGTACAGGAACAGCGGCAAATGTTACAGCGGCTACGGTAACATGGAACTCTGCATACATTTAGGAGCATAAATGGCACTACGCACACCGCCTAGTTGGTTACAAAACGGATCTCACCCTGCGGAAAATGACCGTTTAACAATGCAGGCTATTTGGGCAACAACAGGCATTGTTAATTCTTCATCATTGCTTGTTACTGCCAACTCACCTTTAGGTATGAGCGTTCTTGTTGAAGATGGTTGGTGCGTCATCATTGGTGACTATCAAGCCAACATGGGTGTTTACACTGTTTACAATGATGCAACCGTTACTCTTACAATTGCAACGGCAGATCCAACAAATCCGCGCATTGATTTAGTATGCGCCACGGTTCAAGATAGTTATTACACAGGATCGGCAGATGATGTAATTCTTCAAGTAGTCACAGGAACACCTGCAAGTTCTCCTGTTGCACCTGCACTTCCTGATAACTCAATTTCATTGGCTACGGTCACGGTAGGCGCTGGCGTTGGTCAAATTAACAGCGGAAACATTACAGACACACGCGTTCTTACAACAACCAACATGCCTATTGGTGACATTTCTGCGGTAAACGCTGGTACAGGATTAACAGGCGGCGGATCAACTGGATCAGTCACGCTTGCTATTGATGGCAATGCTACAATTTCCGCACAAGATTTTATTGCAAACATTCCTAATGGGATTGGTTCAGTAAATGATTATTCAACCTTACTAATGATGGGAGCGTTGTAAAAAATGGCAACGACAACAAGCGTATTATTTAGAGGTGCGGCTACAACAAACACCGCAACAACTCTTTACACAGTGCCTTCTTCAACAACAACTGTTGTAACAAACATTGTGGCAACTAATACTTCAGGATCAGCACAAACTTTTACTTTGGCTCTCAATGGAACAGCCCTTGCAACAGCGGTAAGCATTGCGGCTAACTCATCTTCATTTATTGATCTAAAGCAAGTTTTAGCGACAACCAACACAATTACAGGTGGCGCTTCTGCAACTTCCGTAAATTTCCACATCAGCGGCGTTCAGATTTCCTAAAGGAGAATAATCATGGCTATTCAAACAATTCCTGCCCCTGGCAGTGGAGTAACGCAAAAAGTTCAAGAATTTACAAGCACTGGCACATTTACCGTACCTTCAAACTGCACATCTGTTGATGTTTTTTTAGTTGGCGGTGGCGGCGGTGCTGGTTCTGCGCGCACTAGCACGAACAACCCAAACATTACCGCGGGTGGCGGTGGTGGCGGTGGTGCAGTTGTTAAGCGCACATTGTTAGTAACCGCTGGTTCTTCTTACACGGTAACAATTGGTGCAGGTGGCACAGGTGGCAACAATGCCGCAGGTGCAGTTGGTTCAGATACTACATTTGGTTCTCTTGCAACCGCTTATGGCGGCGGTGGCGGTGCTGGTATGAACAGCAATACGCCTTTGTATTCAACTCCAAGAGCAACTGGTGGTGGTGGTGCGTATAACGCAAACGGTAACTATTACGCAACAGGTGGCGCGGGTGGAAGTTCAGGCGGTGCGGCTAATGACATTGCACCCGCTATTGTTACAACAAGTACAACTACTTCGCATTTGAACCCAAATGCTACCTCAGTTATTTTTAATGGTGGCATAGGTGGTTACGGAACTAATGGTGCGGCCCCCTGGACACGCGTGAGTTTTCCTGGTTATGCAATTGACGGTTACGGCGGTGGTGGCGCTGGCGGAAACCTTTATGACTCTACCGATACGAGTTCTTTGGTATTTGGAGTAGCCTATACTCCAGGTGCAATAGGACTTTACAATACTAAGCCTATGAGTGCTAATGGAACTTCCGCAACTGCTAATACAGGTCACGGCGGTGGTGGTGGTGCTGCTACAACTAACAGTTCAAACCAATTAGGTACAGGCGGCAATGGTGGTTCAGGTTACGCAAGAATAGTGTATTGGAGTTAATAATGGCACATTTTGCAGAATTAGATAAAAACAATAAAGTATTAAGAGTTGTAGTTATTTCTAATGACGAAACTCACGGTACTGACGGTGTAGAAAATGAAGCGCTAGGGATTGCTTTTTGCAAATCTCTTTTTGGATCTGATACTAATTGGGTGCAAACTTCTTACAGCGGAAGTATGCGCCATAAATTTGCTGGCGCTGGTGATGTGTTTGATGTTAAAAGAAATGCTTTCATCACTCCAAGCCAATACGCTTCTTGGGTATTAGATGAAGAAACTTTATCTTACAATCCACCTGTTGCTTATCCTTCTGAAGATGGATTTTTCCTATGGAATGAAGAAACCGTTTCTTGGGTTGAGGAAACACCAACAGCGATAGAGTAACGGTATGGCTACAACCTACCGTTATCTGTTTGTGGATCTACTCAGCAATACAATTATTGCTGAGTTGCCACTTACAGGCGTTGGCTTTACGCAACAGTTAAATCAGGCTGGCACTTTTCAAGGTCATCTTCTTTTATCAGGCGTAAACGCTAATCAATACAATGTTGATCTTTCAACTATCCCTGCTCACTGCGGTATGTATGTAGATCGTGATGGCATTTTGGTATGGGGTGGAGTCATTTGGGGGCGCTCATACAACAGCACCTCACAAACTCTTACCTTCAGCGCGCAAGAATGGATCTCATACTTTGATCACAGGCGCGTAACTCAAGATGTTGAATTTACAAACATTGATCAGTTAGTAATTGCTAAAACTCTTATTGAAGATGCTCAAGCGGCTACATACGGAAACATCAATGTTGGCTATAACTCTGCGGGTCAAACAACATCAGGTGTTTTAGTTAGTCGCACCTATTACAACTATGAATTCAAAAATGTGTTTCAGGCTATTCAAGATCTTAGCCGTCAAGGAGATGGTTTTGATTTTGCTATTGATGTTGAGTATGACAGTGGTACAGGCTTGCCCGCTAAGTATTTCAACACTTACTTTCCACGCTCAGGCGAAATTTACAGCGCTGGCAATCTCAACACACCAGTGTTTATTTTTCCTGCGGGAAACATTGTTGAGTATGAATACCCTGAAGATGGTTCAGTTGTAGCCAATACTGTTTACGCATTAGGTGCTGGATCTAATGAAGGAAAACAAATTGCAACAGGGCAAGATTTAACTTTTCTCAATGATGGTTGGGCGTTATTAGAAACAACCGCTAACTATTCAGACATTACGGATCAAACAGTTTTGCAAGAATTAGCAAACGCTCAAGCAATTGCAACTTCCTATCCGCCTGTTGTACTTAAAATTGTTGTGCCTGCGTTTGTTGATCCTGTATTTGGTACTTACGCCGTAGGAGATGACACCCGCATTATTATTACAGATAGCCGTTTTCCTAACACGCTAGATGAGATTTACCGCATTGTTGGTTTGACTGTTCAACCAGGTGAAGATGGCCCTGAGCGCGTAACCTTGACCCTTGCACAAGGAGCGGGAGAAGCGTAATGCCATACATCAATCAACCAATTGACTTGCAAAGAATGTTTGCAGACATCAACAACCGCTTAAATAAACTTGAAACCGCTACGCGTTTTACATTTCCCAATGTAACTTCTGATCCAACTTATCCGCGCATTGGTGATGCATGGTTAAACATTACAACTAACCAGGCAAAAATTGTGGATAGTGCTGGAATTGTTCGCATCATTAGTTGGACATAATTGGTAACATTTTCTTGTGGAAATAACATTAGACACTAGCCTTGCCCTGGCTCAACTTGTGGCGTTATTACTTGGCGGCTTTAAGATTTGGCGCAAGATAGACACACGGCTAACCGCGCAAGATAACAAATTGGCAAAAATTGAATACGCTTTGTTTAATGATGGCCGCGGTATGGAACAGCAATTAAAAGAAGTTCACAAAAACCAACAAGCAGTCATTGTTGATCTTGCCGTATTGAAAGCAAAAAGTGTATAAGGCAATAACGGGAAGCATAGCGTTATCAATTTTATTAAGCGGGTGCGGCTACCAGGGTTGGGTTCGCTACCCTTGTCAGGAATTTGAAAACTGGCAAAAGTCAGAGTGCAACCCACCGCAGTGCGAAGCAATTGGACAATGTACAAAAGATTTACTTCCTGAAGTGGACACGGTAAATGGCTAGACGAAAATTCACACCTGAAGAATTACATGCGCGGTTAATTGTGACCATTGGAATAATCCTTGCGATTGTTTTTGCGCTATCAGTTGGAAGCATGTTGTATGCCTTGCTGTTTATCACTCAGCCAATGGCACAAGCCCCTAATGATGCGGCTTTTATTGATCTTGTTTCTACCCTATGCGTATTCCTTACAGGCACACTTTCAGGCATTTTGTCTGCCAATGGACTAAAATCCAAACCAAAACCACAGGAGGGAAAAGAAGATGAGCCTCAACAAAGTCATTGAACTTTGCGAAGCATCAGTTAATTACACAGAAGGCCCAAACAATGACACCACATTTGGTAAATGGTTTGGCTTAAACAATCAACCCTGGTGCGCAATGTCTGCATCAAAAATGTATTTTGATGCTGGAATTATTGGGTCAGTAGCCAACACAAAAAAGGGGTTTGCCTCTTGTGATGCATGGTTAAAGTACCTAACAAAGAACAACCAACTTGTGCCTATTGGCCAGGCAAAGCGCGGAGATCTTGTATTTTTTCAATTTGATGAAGATGCTCAACCTGATCATGTGGGCATTGTTAAGTTCCACCATACAACGCTCAAGTACCTACAAGTATTTGAGGGCAATACTTCTTCAGGTAAATCAGGTAGCCAGTCAAACGGTGATGGTTTTTACCTCAAGAAGCGTGACTACAAAACAATCATGGCGGTAGCCCGCCCAAAGGAGTAACAATGGAACAGAAGCACCTAGACATGTTGAAATCAGCAATCCGCCACTTTGCAATTACTGCGGCGGCACTTTATGCGGCAGGCGTTAAAGATCTATCAGCGCTTGCATTTGCAACAGCGGCGGCAGTTGTTGGCCCTGCAATCCGCGGCATTGATAAGAAAGACCCTGCATTTGGTTTGGTTGCAGATCTAGTAACAACAGAGATTGACAAGTTGGCAAAGGCAAGCAAGAAGCCCGCGGCAAAAAAGAAAACGAAGTAGTGAACTGGCCCGCTAACGCGGGCCTTTTTACTTTGCGGTACGCTTCTCGTAGGAGGTAAGGCAATGGCATTAGAAAACGCGTTTAACGAAATTATCAGCAAGAGGGTAGCGGGCCGTTTATTAAGCAACCAGTGCGCCTACAAATCACTGTATGACTCACTTAGCGAAAAAGATCAACAAACATTAGATAAAGCATGGGAGAAAAATTACCCTGTTAATTTGATTGTTCAGGCTTTGAGATCTGAAGGCCATAAATGCAGTTCTGACACCATCAGAGTTCACAGGAATGGTTCTTGCAGGTGTACAAAAGAGTAGAGGAAGTTCTTGATGATCGCCAAAATGAATACGGTAGCGCTCGCAAGAATTTCACGGCCATAGGCCGCATGTGGGGTGCGCTTTTAGACATTGAGGACATTGATCCTGCCATTGTTGCGTTGATGTTTGATGCCGCAAAGTCAGTGCGGATCACTGCAAATTTAGAACATGAAGATAGTTGGATAGACAAAGAAGGCTACACACACCACGGCAAGGAGATCGTGTTCACAAATGAGCCTTGAAAAAAGATTACAAGAAATGCCTGAAGGCATAGAGTCGCAAGATGTTAAGGAACTACGCCAGGTAATTCTGCGATTACAAAAACAACTCAAGCAATCTAAAGAACGCAGTGAGGATCTAGTAGAGGCAACACACCGCGGTGCTTATGACGCAATGATTGCATTGGGTGCAGTGCCACCTGTTTCTGCGCCACAAAAAGACACGCGCAAAGTTAATGCGGAAGTGGCTTTGATCCACACAACGGATTGGCAAGGCGCAAAAGTTACAACCAGTTACAACACTGAAATTATGCGTGATCGCGTTATGCAATTTTCTGAAAAGGTTGTGCATTTAACTGACTTACAACGCCATCATCACCCTGTAAAAGAATGTGTAGTGATGTTTGGCGGTGACATGGTTGAAGGTCTGTTTAATTATCCTGCGCAGTTATGGCAAATAGACGCATCATTGTTTGGCCAATTCACCAGTGTTTCACGGCTTTGCGTGGACTTTGTGCGCGAGATGTTAGCCAATTTTGAAAAGGTCACAGTCATTGCTGAATGGGGAAATCATGGGCGCATTGGAGGCAAGCGCGCAGAAGTGCCTAAATCTGACAATGTGGACAGAATGGTTTACGAAATGAGCCGCCAAATCCTTGCAGGAGAAAAGCGTTTAACCTGGGAAGATTGTCCAGAGGACATTCAAGAAGTTGAGATTGGCAATTATCGCGCCCTGCTTATGCATGGTGATGAGTTAGGCAGATCAGGATTTGCAAGCCCTGCCGCATGGATTGCAGGTGCTAACCGTTGGAAAGCGGGCGCACATGATTACGATTTCCATGACATTTTTTTAGGCCATTACCACCGACATGCACAAGAGCCTATTCAAAAGCACTACAACATTTATTGGACAGGTTCAACAGAGTCAGATAACCGTTATGCGCGTGACTCAATGGCCGCTAGTGGCAGACCGTCACAGCGTTTGCACTTTGTAGATCCGATTAAAGGCAGAACTACCGCCCAATACCAGGTGTGGCTGGACTAATCCTCATCTTCATCATCACCGTAATCACTGGTGATAAGTCGCATGTCTGATACATCTATGCCGCTCTCAACGGCTTTGTCCATTGCGTCTTTGAATGTTGATAAACAACGCCCTGTTAAATCGCTAACCATGTCAGGGTAAGTTGCTTCAGTACCTAGTTCAACCATAAGGCCGCCTAGACGGATTGAAATTTGTGAATAAGCCATGTTTCCCCCTGGCCTGAAGTATCTCATTTTTGACACGCCGCGCCCATAAATTACAGGGTGCTTGTATTTGTCAGAGGCATGGTGTTGAATCCTCCTTACAAGGGCTAGTTAGCCCCAAACAGGAAGGCAAGAAAATGGCATGTACATTGTGCGAAAGCACCAGTTATTTAGGAATTACATTACTAAACAGCAAGTTTGTTTGTTTTGGTTGCATACTTGAAATTAAAAAGTACAAGCAACATGCACCTAATCCTTTTCAAACCGTAGAACACTCACTGGATTATTTTCCAATGATAGGGGCAAAATAAATGGCAAATTACGATCCAAATGCGTATGAAACCGTTGCTGAAAGATTACAGCGCGCTCATGGCGATCACAAAGACTTACGCATAATCAATCGCATTGTGGACATTGTGCGAGATGAACAACACCGCCCACTGCAATACATTGTGGAGTCATCTGTTTTTTATGGTGATGTTTTAGTTGCGGTAGATGTTGCTGAAGAAATGGTTGGCTCATCATTTATCAACAAATCCAACGCGTTAGAAAATGCATCAACAAGTGCAACAGGCAGAAGTTTGAGCCTAGCGGGTTACATGGGTACTGATCCTGAAACTAAAAAGCCAGTGCGTCCTACACAGCAAGACATGGAAAAATCAAAGCGTGTTGAAGGCACAACAAAATCAGCACCTCAAGCCAAAGCACCTGCCGCAAAGCGCGAATACACATCTGATGAGGTTGCAAGTGCAACAGCCGTGTTCGCTTTGATTGAAGCAACATCTGATCTTGATGAGTTGAAATCTGCATGGCAATTAAATGCGGATCTGCTTGATGTTGTTATTGATGGCGTAACTTTGCGTGACACAATCCTTGCAAAGAAAGACAAGATCAATGGATAACAAAGTAGTTATTGCGCATAACGCTCAACGCACATCAATAGCGGCGGCTGAAAAAGTTTTGCCTAGAACTGGATCATTACGCCGCAAGGTGTATGAGTACATTTTGGGGCAGGGATTGCGCGGCGCTACGGATTATGAAATTGAAAAAACATTACAGATTGAAGGCAACACGGTACGCCCTACCAGGATTAGCCTGATTAAAGATGGCTACATTTTGGACACAGGAACAACAAGAAAAAACCACCACAACAATGACTGCATAGTTTGGCGCGCAGTAGAGGAAGGAATGATGCTATGAGTAAGAAGGAAAATAAGTTTGAACCATCAAACGGATTGAAGGTTGCAGTTCATTTCAACATTATTGCAATCCGCGCATTGGCTCAAGAATTGGACATGTTCCCTGAAGTTCTTGCTGAAAAGTTAGATAACGCAGGATTTATGCTTACACCTGATCCGTTTAACATGTCATCAGACGCAGGCAAGGTAATCGTGTTGCAGAACAAGCGCGAAAATTCCAACATCAGTTTGGTGAAAGAGGAAGCATCTGATGAGTGAAATCATTACGCCCGCAATGGTGGAGCAAAAACTACGCGGCCTTTCTAAAGAAGTAGATGTAGCCCACAAAGATCTGATAGAGGTTGAAACGATTTATCACAGCATCAAGGCAGAGTATGAAGTTGCTATGGCTAAATCTCGCATGACTTTTGCAACGCAATCATCACCAACAGGCAAGAACTACACAGTGGGAGAGCGTGAGGACATGGCGCTTATTCAAAATGAGGAATTGCACAAAGATCTTGCAATTGTGCAGGCAAAAGTTTTGGCCACACGCGCTAATACCAACAGGTTAAAAATGCAGGTGGACATTGCGCGCTCAGTAGGCACATCAGTCCGCACCAGTATGGATCTCACATGATTACTTTTATGCTTGCTTTGATCATTGGAATAATTATCGGTTATTGGGCTTATCCGTTGTACATGACAATTAAGTTGTACAGGATTAGAAAAAGAATTGAGCAGATTGAAAAAGATTTTATGGGTTTGAAAGATGACCTATACGGAAAGCAATGGAATGAGGATAATTTATGAAGAAGGCAATTTTAATTTTTCTTTTGCTGGGAAACATTACACCTGCTTATGCAGAAGATGTTGCTGGTTGGGTTAAAGTGGACTCAAGCGGCAATCAGATAGGTCAAGTTATTGTTTGTACGCCGTCTGTTTGCGGAGACAGTAATAGCACTTATTCTAAAATGACTTTGCTACCTGGTGAGCAGTATGTAATACAAAGCAAAGCAGATGATAAAGGAAATGTTGCAGGTATCAACACAACACCTGAGACACAGTTAAAAGTTGATGTAAAAACTAATGAATTTACTATGGTCGCAACTCAACAAATTACGCCTGTTGTTAAAAAAGAAATTGTGCCTACGGTGCAAGCACAACCAACAGAGGAAACGCAACCAACGGTTGTTTATGAACCTGTTACAACTATGACAGTCAAAACAACTACGGTGGCAACATTTAATCCGATTACAGAAAAGCCTGTAACAGTTGTTGAAAAGAAAGCCGTCATAGAGCCTGTAATAAATGAGCCAATAGATACCTGGTGGGATTTATGGTTTATTGATTTAGCCACTTTAGAAGAATGGTTTAAGAATTTTTTTAGTGGGTGGTTGTTGCCATGATTGATTTACAAAACATGGTGGTTAAAACCCTGGTTGCTAATGACAACGCCAGGGCTAGATCACAACAAGTAGCAATTGGGCCATCTGCAATTGGCGGTTGTCAGCGCAGGCTTTGGCATGACATTGCACAAACACAGCCTACAAATGTGGGCGATAAATTGGGCGCAATCCTGGGAACTTACATTCACACAGGTATTGAAGAAGCCATACGCCGTGAAGATCCGTTTGGTGTGCAGTATGAATTAGAAATTGCTGTTGAAGCCAATGGTGTGCCTGGCCATGTAGATTGCTATGACAAGATCAATCACACCGTAATTGATTGGAAAACAATTAAAAAGGGTAGTGGGCGTTATTTTGGTGGAAGCAATCGTCAGCAAATTTGGCAGATCCACCTTTACGGCTATTTACTTTCGCAAAATGGTTACATTGTAAAAGATGTAGCGCTTGTTGGAATTCCGCGAGATGGAAAGATGACAGACATTTTGGTTCATACAGAACCGTACAGTGAAGAAATTGCATTAAAAGCATTTGCGCATTTGGAAAAGACAAAGGAAATGGTTGCTTTGCAACTAAAACCTTCTCCTGAAAAGACTTTGGCTTTTTGCGCAGATTTCTGCCCGTATTACGATCCGACAGGAGAAGAAGGTTGCCCAAGTATTCAGAAGTAGATTGGGAGCAAGCAGAGTGCAGGCGTTTGGAAGTCTATACAGATCTTTTTTATGACATAGAAGAACAAAGATCTGTTGATGCTTACGATCACATCAATTCAGTGCGGGCCATCTGCGTTTCTTGCCCTATTTGGAAAGAATGTTTAACCTACGCTTTTGAACATGAGAATTACGGAATGTGGGGAGCAATGACAAGCCAGGAAAGGGCAAGCATTGATGAACCGCTAAAGTATCCAAATCAACGCATCAGAGGGTTACACGCATTAAAACAAATGGGTGTTTCACTTGAGATGATCAAAGATTGCAAGGAGGGCAAAAAATGACATGGATCAAATTAGATGACACCTTGCCAAACAACCCTAAAATTTTGCCTCTTAGCGATAAGGCTTTTAGGCTTTACATTGAAGGGCTTTGCTATGCCAACCAATACCTGACTGATGGTTTTCTAGCGCAGGCTGTAATCAATCGCCTGGATAGCGGTAACGCATGCCAGGAATTACTTGATGCAGGGCTATGGCTAGAAGATGAAGCAGGCATGCAAATCCACGATTATTGCGAGCATCAGACAAGCCGCAAGGTTGTAGAGGAAAAGCGCGAACAGGTACGCAATCGTGTAACGCGTTACAGAGAAAAAAGTAACGCTCATGTAACGCCCTCAGAAACAGAAACAGAAACAGAAACAGAAACAGATAAAAGAAAAGACTTGTTTGATGATTTTTGGAAAATCTATCCTTTGAAGGTAGGAAAGGGTGCGGCATTAAAAGCATTTCTAAAAGCAGTGCGTACAACTGATGCAGATGTAATCCTTAAAGGCGCTCAGAGGTACAAATTAGACCCTAATAGATCTCAGGCATACACAGCACATGCATCTACCTGGTTAAACGCTCAGAGATGGCTTGATGAGGCTTTACCAACGCGTAATCTTTCTCCCGCAGAAACTAAGGAAAAAGAATTACATCAAGCGCGCATAAAATCAGAACGAGAAAAGGAAGAAGCGGCCAAATGGTTCAAGGAGCAAGAAGAAGCAAGACGCAACGCAGTACCACCACCCGCAGAACTACGAGAACTATTGAGAAAGAATTTTGGAAAATAACTCAAACATTATCTGTAACTGTTACCATTGATGTAACCATTACAGGAGGAACTATGACTAAGCAATTAGTTGATCCCGCAATTGTGCAACCAGGTGATCATGTATTAGCAAAAGGCCATGATCTAATGGTGAAGTACATTCAAGGGCCTGATCATGTTGGCATTTATGATTTTCATGGTGTCAATGAAACTGGTGCAGATCAAATTGCATCAGCGCAAGATCTCATTACACTTCTTAGGTGATTACTTTTTCTGTTGATGGCCAACCAGTGCCGCAAGGTTCTATGAAGGTCATCAATGGGCATGTCATACATGCCAAAGGTTCAGAACTGGCCGCGTGGCGTTCTGCCATTGCTTTGCGGGCTAGAGAAGCAGGTGCAAAACCTCACCTTGAGCCAGTAGAGATAGACATGATTTTTACAATGACCCGCCCAAAGACCGTGAACCGCCCTGAGCCTTCGGTAGCCCCTGATTTGGATAAACTGGTCAGAGCCGTCTTAGACGGCCTCACAGCCATTGCTTACCGTGATGATGGGCAAGTTGTACGCCTGACCGCGGCAAAGATCTATGGAGTCAATCCTGGGCTTTGGGTTCAAATGTGGGCCAAAATGCCTGCTTAGGCATGTGATTAGTCACACAATTCTTTGACCAAATGTTTGTCACTTTTTTTACTAAATGTGTGCCGCGTAATGTATTATTTCTTTTGTAAGGGCAAGTAGCCCAAAGAAAGAAGGCGCAAGATGGATCAACTAACTCAGGTAACAATGGGTGGCCGTGTAACACTTAACGGCAAAGCAATGTGGATTGTTGAAGGCATTATGACTAACGGAGATGTAAGCATTTACCGTTATGTAGATACAAAGAATTCACGCCGTTTAATTTCACGCCGCGTTGCACCTTCTAAGTTGAAGAAGTGGGGGAACTAATAATGGCTACAACAAAAATTCAGGCAGGCGAGTCACCAAATTTTGCAGATCCAAAAGAAAATGTGAAATGGGAAGATGCTTATTGTGTTCAATGTGGCCGCAAAGTTGGCGCAAATGCTTGGTATGTAGAAGTTATTGATGGCGGTTCAATCCGTTTACAAGATGGCACTGAACATGATGTAGCCGCTGATGCTGGTTACATGGGTTGCTGGCCAGTAGGCAATGAGTGCGCTAAGAAATTCGCCCCAAATCTACTTTTTAAGATGGCCAAATAAGTACCAAAATGTGTTTGACAAACTTCCCCAAAAAGTTTTAGAATTACACCACTAGGGCAAAAGCCCCCAAACAGGAAGAAGGCAAAAAATGTCAGTATCAACAGAAGTAACAATTGCAGAATTAACACCATCACAAAAGGCTGCTCGCACACGATCAATGCGCAAAGCAAACGCTGCTTATGAAGAAATGGTTGCTCCTACATACACAAAGTGGGTTGAGGCACTAGATCGTTTTTGTCCTGCAAGAGATGCAGTGATTGCAGAGTTAGATGCAAAGCGTGATGCAGCAATTGCAAAAATTCAAGCAGAGCATGAAAAAGAATACAACGCTGTTATGGAAGCGTACATCAAGGACATGAAGCCAACACAAGATGCTTTAGATGCAGCGCGCCATAGCGCATGGGAAATTCACAAAGATGGAATTATGGGCCACGGAAGTGTTTACTTTGGAGGAGCAAACTAATGACAAAAACCACGCCTAAACTAACAGTTGGAAAACTAACAGATCCAATGTGTCCAACATGCAATGTTGCAATGTATGGAGTTAGCGCAATGACGATTGGAAAAGACAAGAAGTTTAAGCACTATGCGCAATGCCCTGAATGTAACTACAAGACAAAGGCAAAGTAATGGCAATGTCATTCATTATTGAACAATGGATAAATGGTTATTCTAATTGCGGTACTAAAATCAAAACAGCCGCAATTAAAAACCAAGTAGATTGGTTAAACAACAACACAAATAAGTATTATCAATTGATGCGCACTAATGGTTTATGGTTTATTGCGGAGGTGAAATAAAAATGTTAATTAGAGTAGTTGCGCAGAACACAACCGCTGGCAATCCGCGCAAAGGTTGGGTTTATGTGGACAACAATGGCGATTATGTTTCATTTATTGATGAAGGTTATTACGGCTCACAGCCAATTGAACAGTTTGTAAAAGCGGGAGAAAAGGAAACGATTACTTTGAACATCACGCCAAAGCAATACAACGATTTGATTAAACGCGAAAGGACATGTGTATGAAGTTCAAGGTAGAAATAACGGTGGAGTTTAATGATTTTGTAATTCCGCCAAACAAAAGCCAGTCAATGATCAACGGCATGCAACGCGAGCAAGTAGCGTTTGCATTACAAGATAAATTGGCTGACATGAATTTGCAGATCCACAATGTCTATAAGCAACGATCCTAGATGTATTTGGTGCGGAACTTATGGATCACCTGCAAATTTTGTAATTGTATTTGAAGCAGTGGAAGGCAATGCACTAAGCGAGTGCGAGTGGTGCGGCACAACAGAATACTTTAGGAGGAAGGCAAGCAATGGAAAAGAAGATTAAAGACTCAATCACAACACGCGGTTGGTTGGTTATTTGGCTAATGGTGTTGGCGTTTACTATTTGGTTTACAGCGGCAACGGCTGATGTTTGTTATGTAGGAGAACAAGGCAACTGGTTAGGTTACGGATCATGCTCAGCAATGATTGATAGCGTGGTGGGCAAATGAGTGAATTCAATGTAATTGATTACAAAACAGTTGAACAAAGTTTATTGGAATTGCAAATCAATCACACAAAAAAACTATTACAAGAAATTGAAGATGCTTTAACTGTATGGCAAGAAAGTCCTTATGTTAAAGCAAAACTAGACTCAGAAGAACGAGAGCGCTACATAGGATTTTTAGAAGGCGTGAGACTAAGTAAGGCACATGTAATCAAAATGCGTTTACAACTAGAGGAACAGGAAGAAGAATGATCTTTATTGCAAGCGTAATTATTGTGACGCTTTTAGGCGTTGTAATCTCTGAAATTTGCTATAAAATAGAGCAGTCCTAAAAATAACCTGAGAGGGGTAAAGAAATGGACAGTTTAATTAACCGTTGTTATTGCGGCAGTTGGGTTTACGGTAGCGCCGCTTGCGAAGTGTGTAGAAAGTTGGCGAAAGGCTAAAGCCTGAAGCGCCTAACACAAATCCTTTTAAGCGCCGCGTTAGCGGTAGGAATTGTGTTTGCTTCACCTGTTCAAGCACAAGCACCAAAATTGGAATTGCATCAAATGCCTCCAAAAGTTATTGCGCTTACAATGGTGAAGAAACATTACGCTGATCCTCACAAACAATTTGCATGCCTGGATCAGTTAGTAGCAAAAGAAAGCGGCTGGCGCGTAAATGCGCTTAATCGCTCATCAGGTGCGTTTGGGCTGTTTCAATTTTTGCCTTCAACCTGGCAAAATTACAAGTATCCTTACAAACCAAAAGACGCTTACACGCAAATCAAGGCAGGTTTGCGTTATGTGTACAAGCGCTATGGCAATCCTTGCAACGCGTGGAATTTTTGGAAAAAACAGGCTGGCCCTGATTTACATGGAGGTTGGTACTAATGACCACATCACCTTTTGGCCTGCCTTTACGCGTTGATCTTCCTACGGTAGATCCTACTGAATGGGAAGATGAAGAAGAAGATGGCGATTGATAAGAAGGTTGTTGCTACCGTAATTAACAGGGCTGATGGCTATTGTGAAGTTTGCGGTGGCCCTGGTTTGCCTGAGAACATGGCCTTGCATCACCGCAAACTTAAATCAAGGGGCGGCAAAGACTCTGTTTCTAACCTCATTTTGATCCATCACGGTTGCCATAATCTAAAAACCGATAGTATTCACCTCAAGCCTGCAAGCGCAGAGCAAAAGGGTTGGATTGTGCCTTCATACAGAGAGCCACACGAATTCCCATTTGTGAAGCCTGATGGTTCAATTGTATTACTACAAGATGATGGCACTGAGGCCGTAATGATGGAAGGTGATTGATGAACATAAATGTAAAAGGTAATTTAGGCAGTGATCCTGACTTAAAGTTTTCAAAGAATAACAACGCTTATTGTAATTTTTCATTGGCTTACACACCACGCAAGCAAGTTAATGGTGAGTGGCAAGATGGCGAAACAATGTGGTTTAAAGTTGTTGCGTTTGGAACAAAGGCTGAAGCAATTGCAGACACTTTCAAAAAAGGTGACACAGTTGTAGTTGTTGGCGAGATGGCACAAAGCACATACACCGACAAAGAAGGAAATGAAAAGACTTCTATGGAGATTACAGCCAAAGAGGTAGGTTTAGTTCCTAAGTTAGGCAAGCCAAAGGCACAACAATTTGCACAAAAGGAGGCAACACCGTGGTAGATGATCTAATGAGCGCGGCAGAAGTTTGCGAGCGCCTAAACATTACTCTTAACAACCTGCGACAGATCCAACACCGTAAAACACTTACATGGGTACAGAAGTCAGGCCGTAATGTGTTCTACACAAAAGAAGATGTTGAGAACTACTTTTCAAAGCGCCAGGAGCGTAATCAAGGCTAACATCTTCATGTGATCGTTATTGAAGAAGAAGTAACCCTGGATCAGATAGATGAATGTCTGACTCATGTTTACGCCATGCTCAAAACTGACGAATACGGCAACCGCATGGATTGGCGCAAAAAAGAAATGCTTACAGAGCAACTAGATGAACTCTTAGATGCTCGTTTGAACATAGTAAGAACAGGTAAACCATGACTGATGACATTGAGGCAATCCTTGATGACATTTTGAGCCGTATCCCCTGCAAGTGCAAGAAGGACGATTGTGAACACAGGATTTAATGACAGGCATTTGGTATTAGTGTTGTGTCTATTCATTGGCCTACTTGTAATTCTTATGTAGATCCTATAAGTTACACACATGGGAAAATCCCATACTCAAGTCAGGGAAACATAAGTACCTGGCGGAGTGCTGGACACAGCCCCTATTCATAACGAGTAGGGGTTTTGTTCGCTTTATAGGAAGGCAAACCTATGACTTACACAAAACACCCTAAATGTTGCATGACGCATCACTTTCAAGACAAAAACTCTTGCACATGTAATTGTCATTTATTTTATTCAGAATTACGAGTTGTTGCTTTTCCATCAGATGACAGATGTCAATACCCACAAGAGTGCGGCAACAGGATTAAATTTAAGATCAAAGATGATAAGAACAAGGTAATTCATTACACATGTCCAATTCACCTTGCGGGCTGGTTGATGGATCAGATGGGTATTGCTAAATCGGAGGCAAATAAATGACACATGATGAACTGTTAGTAAAGATGAAAGAATTATCACGAACTTTCGCTTATGAACCAAACCTTAACTTTGAGTCTGCCCTTCGTGCAGTAGTGGAATTGCACGAACCAGCCATTGTTATTTATCCAAAAGAAATGCAAATTTTAATGTGTATGGAATGTGGTGACGAAGAAGGTTTGCGTTATCCCTGCCCTACTATTCAGGCTATTGAAAAAGAATTGCAATGAGACATGATGAATTGCTGGCAAAGGTAGGTAACTACAAAGAGGCTGGATTAAATAATTTAGTAGCCTTGCGCGCAATAGTTGCATTACATAAACCTGATGAGTCTGATTTCCCTGATGAATGGGAAAGTTGTGTTGAATGTTCAGGTAATGGTTATGTAGCCATGTACCCCTGCCAAACCATTAAGGTTATTGAACTCAACTTGCAGTAAACTTTTTCTCACAATAAAGTGAACACATTATGGTAGAAAAAGCACCTACGCCTGAGCGTATAGACAAAGAACGCGAGATAGTTGAGTTGCGTACTGAGGGCTATGTATGGCGTGAGATTGCTCAGCAAGTGGGCATGAGTACGGCTGGCGTTTACAAGGCTTACAACAGGGCTATGACGCGTGTGATTGCTCCATCTATTGAAGAACACCGTGAACTGGAATTAGATCGCCTGGACATTCTTCAGCGTACTTATTGGCAACCTGCGGTGAACGGTAACTTGAGAGCGGCAGATTATGTTCTACGCGTAATTGATAAACGCGCAAAGTTGTTGGGATTAGATGCACCATTGAAGGTTCAAGCAGAGGTGGTTACTTATGACGGATCAGATCTTGACGCAGAAGTTGAACGAGTCGCAAGACTCATTGAAGCAGGAACAATCGCCGCAAACGGGATTGCAACCATCACTGAACTCACGGATAACAGCGAGCCGTTGGGTGTGGAAGAACAAACTGGCGCGGAAGGAACAATTACCCCCTGAAGGTGATTGGAACATTTGGCTTGCAATGGCAGGCCGTGGATTTGGCAAAACAAGATTAGGCGCTGAGGAAATTGCGTGGCAGGCGATTGTGCAACCCGCTACACGCTGGGCTGTTGTTGCTCCTACATTCTCAGATGCTAGAGATACATGTGCAGAGGGCGAGTCAGGCATTGTTGCCGTGTTACAGCGTTACCAAATGCTTCAGAATTACAACAGATCCATTGGTGAAATCCTGCTCAAGAACGGTAGCCGCATAAAATTATTTAGCGCAGACAATCCTGAACGCTTTAGAGGCCCACAGCATCACGGTGCTTGGTGTGATGAGTTAGGTGCATGGCGCTATCAAGATGCCTGGGATCAGTTGCAGTTTGGCTTACGCCTGGGAAAGAAGCCGCGTGTAATCGTTACTACTACGCCGCGCTCCACAGCCCTAATACGCATGCTTGCAGGCCGTACAGATGGCTCAGTGATTATCACCAGGGGATCTACATTTGATAACGCTAAAAACCTAGCCCCTAGCGCATTGATGGAGTTACAGGCCCGCTATAACGGTACGCGTTTAGGCCGCCAGGAACTTTATGGAGAAATCCTTGATGATGTTGAAGGCGCATTGTGGACTAAGGGCTTGATTGACCGCACACGCATTGATAAAGCCCCAACTATGGCGCGCATTGTTGTAAGCGTTGATCCTGCCGTAACTAACAGTGAGAAGTCAGATGAAACAGGCATTGTTGTAGTGGGATCTACCGCAGATGGCCAGGGTTATGTAATGGGAGATTACTCATTTAGAGGATCGCCGTTGCAATGGGCTACAAAGGCAGTAGAACTGTTTGACGCGTTTAAGGCTGATGCTGTTTTGGTTGAAGTAAACCAGGGCGGTGACATGGTGGGCGCTGTACTCAAGCAAGTACGGCCAACCTTGCCAATTAGAGAAGTGCGAGCGCATGTGGGTAAGAAATTACGCGCTGAACCTGTTGCGGCTATGTATGAGCAGGGCCGTATTCACCACATTGGAGAGTTTGCAGAGTTAGAAGATCAAATGTGTACCTGGACAGTTGATGAACCCAATTCACCTGACCGCATTGATGCAATGGTGCAGGGTTTTAGTGATCTATTAGGAAAAGTTACAGTTAGTAATTACTTTAATGCAATTGCTAATCATTGCCCTAAGTGCGGCTTGCCAATGCCTAAATCATTTACTCATTGCTCTGCATGTAGAACCGCTATGATTAGCACAAATTCTGAGGTGTCACAGGGAGCGTAATGGCTGACAATTACAACACAATAATTGATCAAGGCTCTGACTGGTATCGCAATTTTCTTTACACACAGCCTGCAATCATTACTAATGTTGTAGGCAATGGCGTATCTATTACATACACGGCAGAAAACGGATTTAGCGCAGGTCAAACAGTTTTTATTCAGGGCATTATGCCTAGCCAATACAATTTAGGTAACGCAACAATTGCTACACGCACATCAACACAGTTCACAGTAGAAAATCCTGCATCAGGTTTGTATCTACAAGGTGGAGACGCACTTAGCGCAGTGGACATTACTGGCTACACAGCCCGCATGCAGTTGCGCTCGCTACCTAATGATGCTTACGCAGTTTTAACGCTTACAAATACAAGCGGCATTACAATTGACGGCCCAACAGGAACGCTTGCAGTGCATGCAACAGCGGCACAAACAGCGGCGATTATTGCAGGCCCTTATTATTATGATTTAGAGATAACATCACCTACTGGTGTGAAAACACGCATTGTTCAGGGTGAATTAAATGTAAATGCAGAGGTGACAAGATGACATACAACCCAAATAGTTTTCTAAACAATCCAAACCCTGCGGGAACTCCCAATGTCATTGTTGTTACACCTGGCCCTGTTGGATCACAAGGTATTCAAGGCGCTTCAGGTACAGCGATTACTATTCTTGGTTCTTACCCAACTTATGCCGCACTTGTAGCCGCTCACCCAACAGGTGATGTTGGTGATGGTTATTTAGTTCAAGGTGATTTGTATGTTTGGAGTGCAACACTTCCTGGTTGGGATAATGTTGGAAACATTCAAGGCCCACAAGGTATTCAAGGCCCAATAGGTGCGCAAGGTTTAGCGGGTATTCAGGGAACGCTTGGTATTCAGGGCGCAACTGGTGCAGGCGCACAAGGTACTCAAGGCGTACAAGGCACAACTGGTATTCAAGGTTCATTTGGTGTGCAAGGTGCAACTGGTGCAGGCGTTCAAGGAGCAACTGGTGCAACTGGTATTCAGGGAGCAACTGGAACACAAGGATTTGACGGCGCACAAGGAACAATTGGCGCACAAGGTATTACTGGAATTCAAGGCGCAGTTGGTACACAAGGCGCAACAGGAACTCAAGGTATTACTGGATCACAAGGAACTGTTGGTACGCAGGGTGCAACTGGTTCACAAGGTTTAACAGGTATTCAAGGATCTCTTGGTGCGCAAGGTATTCAAGGTGTTATTGGCGTACAAGGTGCAACAGGTACACAAGGAACAATTGGTAGCCAGGGCGTTATTGGTTTACAGGGCTTAACTGGTGAAACAGGATCGCAAGGAACAACTGGATCACAGGGTTTAACTGGTGTTCAGGGAAATACTGGCGTTCAAGGAAATACTGGTGTTCAAGGAACACAAGGCACAATTGGTTCTCAAGGTGTTACAGGTATTCAAGGCAATACAGGCACACAAGGAACTCAGGGCGTTCAAGGACATGAGGGTGTTCAAGGTGCGACAGGTACACAGGGCGCAACAGGCACTCAGGGAGTTCAAGGAACTCAAGGTGTTATTGGTGCGCAGGGCTTAGAGGGAATTCAAGGCCACACTGGTACACAAGGTTTTGACGGAACACAGGGCCTTATTGGTTTGCAAGGTGTTCAAGGTGCAATTGGTACGCAAGGATTTACAGGTACTCAGGGCGCAATTGGTGACACTGGTGCGCAAGGTATTGAAGGCCCACAGGGAACACAAGGAACACAGGGCTTACAAGGTATTCAGGGCGTTATTGGTGTTCAAGGTCTGCAAGGCGTACAGGGAAACACAGGTAGCCAGGGAACAACTGGTGCAGGTGGAACTGTTACTTACTACGGTAATTTCTATGACTCATTAGATCAAACAGCATCAGCAAATACTGCAACACCAATGATTTTGCGCGGTGATTTTGGTTCTAATGGAGTCTCTGTTGCAAGTGACGGAACTAATCTAACCCGCATTACTTTTGCACATACAGGAACTTATGATCTTCAATTTTCTGCGCAATTGCATAACAATGGCGGTGGCGGAGCAGGCGATACCGTACAAGTATGGTTTAGCAAAAACGGCACTTATGTACCTGACTCAAATACAGCAATTACTGTTAGCACAAACAATCCTTACACAGTAGCGGCATGGAATTTCTTAGATGATTATGTATCAGGCGATTATGTTCAACTTTATTGGCAGACAGATAACGCAAACATTCTTTTGGAACATACAGCGGCGGCTGGTGGATCACCCGCTATTCCTTCACTTATTGTTACAGCCGCACAAGTTGCTTATGCAATTCAAGGTGCAACAGGTGCAACTGGATCTCAAGGTGTAACTGGATTACAGGGAACTACTGGACTTCAGGGAACTGAAGGAGCGCAAGGCACAACAGGAACTCAAGGAACAACTGGAACTCAAGGCGCACAAGGCGTTATTGGTTTGCAGGGTATTCAAGGAACTGTTGGCGCACAAGGTCAGACAGGTACTCAAGGACTTGAGGGTATTCAGGGAACAACTGGTACTCAAGGACTAGAAGGCGCGCAGGGAACTACTGGATCTCAGGGAACTGAGGGTATTCAGGGTGTTACTGGCACACAGGGAACAACTGGCGCTCAAGGTACTCAAGGAATTCAAGGCCATGACGGTACTCAGGGAACAACTGGTACACAGGGCTTAGAAGGCTTGCAAGGAACGCAGGGTGTTCAAGGAACTGATGGCCTTACATTTGCTCCTGTAAGCGGAACAGGAAACCCTGTTGCTACAAATCTAAGTGTTGGCACAACTAATACTGATTTCTTCTATTACGGAGGAAGTTCATCAGCATTTAATAACGGAACTGGCATGTATGTGCAGTTTAGAGATACAACAGCGGGATCAACACTTACTTATGTGGGTATTTTTGCTGCTCTCTTTGCTGGCGGTTTTGGAACTGCATACAGACTCAGCACAATCACTGAAGTACACGGAACACCTGTTGCTGGAACATCTACTGATTGGCAATTAACTGAAATTGGCTACCAGGGTGCGCAGGGAACAACTGGCACACAAGGCACAAACGGAACTCAAGGAACTCAAGGAACTCAGGGCGTAACTGGCACACAGGGAACTCAGGGGCTTGAGGGAATTCAAGGAATTACAGGTGCGCAAGGCACTGAAGGAATACAAGGTGTTCAAGGACTTGAAGGAACTCAAGGTGCAACTGGACAAACAGGTGCGCAAGGAATTCAGGGTACAGATGGAATTCAAGGTACTATTGGAACGCAAGGTACACAAGGAGTTCAAGGTACTCAGGGTATTCAGGTTCAAGGAACAACTGGCTTACAAGGTTTAGTTGGTACTCAGGGCTTAGATGGTATTCAAGGTACTAGCGGATCAAATGCAACAGCATTGCCTGACATTTTAATGCTCGGCGGAATGTAAAAAGGGAGAACAATGGCAACCACATACAAAGTATTAGGACAGGTAGCGCCATCTGCGGCTAGTGCTACAACCCTTTACACCGTTCCTGGCGCAACACAGGCGATTGTTTCAACAATCAATGTTGTTAATACTGGCGGCGCTACTGACACAGTGCGCATTGCTGTACGCCCTGCGGGTGCAAGTCTTGCCAATGAACATTACATTGTTTATGACCTAAGCCTTACTCCAACCACTACTTTCACATACACAAGCGGCGCTACTTTGGCCGCAACAGATGTAATTACAGTTTATTCAGCAAACGGCACATGTTCATTTAACGCATTTGGAAGCGAGATCGCATAATGTCAGTATCACTTACACCTAATCCAAATGTTGTAGGCCCACAAGGTTTACAAGGACTAACTGGAACACAAGGCTCAACTGGTACAACAGGTGCGCAAGGTACGGCTGGATCTTCTTACACAGCCCCTACTTTGGGTACAACCGCAATCAACTCAGGTGCAACAGTTACAACAATCAACGGCATGACTAAAATTGTGTCAGAAGCATTTGTTGAACTTAACGCAAGTAGCCAGGAACAAGATTTAGCAATTATGAACATTATGAGCGGCTGGTAATTAGCGCACCCACAACATACCTACATCAGCGGTAGGGCGTAGGTTGGCTACTTTCCAACCGCCGTCAATCCAATCATCTGATGTAAGTTGATGCCAGGCTAACAATTCATTTGCGTTGTTAGATTGCATGTTGCCCCACACCTGCGGTTCTTCTAAATGGTTCACAATGTATTGCGCGGCCATTTCTCTGTAACCCAATGTAAATAAATAATCTAATTGATCTTCATGCTGGTGCATTGTTTCAAATGTCCACTCAAAACAAATCATGCCGCCGTAGTGCCGTGTCATGCCTTTCATAACTTGCCACTCAGCACCTTCAACATCAATCTTGATTAAGTCAGGGTTGCCGTATTTATCTGCAAGCGTGTCAATGGTGATTGTGTTTACTTCTACCTCACGGTAAGGCTTGCCTGCGTATGGCATGCCGTCTTTGGTTAGCCAATCTTTATTAAGCGAACTAAGGCCATCTTCTTTAGCCTCATAAAACTTTAAGCGCTCGCCATCTTTGTCACTGGCGGCCATTCTAAGAGGCACAACATGGGGGTTGTAGATAAAGTTACCAACCAACTCTGCAAACACGCGTGGAGCGGCTTCTAAGGCTATTACGCGGTATCCCTGGTTAAGCCCTGCAATGACTGCATCACCGCGGTTAGCGCCAACATCAAATAGAAGCATGTCCAATCCTTTCAAGGTTGCTACGCACTGCGGCTTTGTAATTGGGATCTATGTCCATAGCATTTAAGCGGCCAAAGATTTGTATGCTCTCGTCTTTGCGGCCAATCCACCAGGCGCTTACTGCCTTTTCAAACAACAAAACATAATTGCCTTCATAACCGACATGTACAGGAAGCGGTGAATGAAGTTGATTGTGCAATCCCATGTTTGCCCAGGTGTAACATTCTTGCCACTGCCCTAAACGCTCATGGAACTGCGACAAAAGGAAATAACCTTCAGGACGGTAAGGCAAATACGCAACAGCCTGCAATAAACAATTACTCACAGTGGCCTGGCGGTCATTTTGATCTGCAAAACAATGGGCCGCTTTGAGAAGTGACGCATAAACCAGGGTTGGGTGTGACTCATTGCCATACTCTGCGGTGCGCAAGTAGAAAGAAACTGCGGAGGCTGTTTGGTTTTGCTTCTCATACTCAACAGCAACATCAAAATTAAGCGCTGGATTGAACGGATCTTTAGATAGTTCTACAACTAATTGCTCAATTTTCATACGCCATTGCCTCCATAATTAGATCCTCCACTACTGCGCCAGGTACTTGCAAGACAAATGCGGCGTTATCCTGGAAGCCAAACGACACCAAAAGGTTGCCATTATGGACTGCCGCACCTACACAGAACTCAACGCGAGCATCTAAAAATGAGAATTCCTTACTTAGCCCTACAACATTTAGTTCCTGATCCCACACAACTAAACGGTGACGGTAAATAGCATCTTTTTGCTGTAAGTAATTCTTAAATAGATCTACCTCATGGGTAATTGAGATGTACATGTTGCCCCACCGTATGACCTGGCTAGATCCACGCTGATCTTTAGGCGCTACGGCTGTTGGCTTAACAAATACCTGCTCACACTCACCGCTAATGGGGTTGGCATAAACTAACTCTGTTGGCATTGTCCATTTGATGAAGTGATACGGCTTATCTAGGACAGGTATCCAATTCTTCTCACAGTAAGAGTTGTTTGGAGCAGGTGCATTGATACGCACACGCCTAACCTCTTTGACTGCCCAGTTATCCCAGTCAATTTCAATACGGCTGTACTCCATGCGGCCTACGCCGTTGGTAGTTGTATCTCTGCGCACTCCCACAAGGTAATAATCATCTAGCCACTGCACTACGCGGCAATCTTCTTCTCCCACAAACTCCCACATGGGTTCAACATCTAATTCAGATGTATCCACTTTGGCGTGGTGAGTCATCTCAAGATCATCATTGAGGCGGCACAAGTAATTAACCGTTACAAGACGGCGATCTTTTTCAGGGTGCAGGTATGACAATGGCCCAAAACGGCTAGGAAACTTTTGCTCATTTTCTGCGTGGTACAGCGTGTAATTTACATGGCGTAAGTTCACAAGAATGTTGCCTTTGTCATCAATAAAGATTGATGGGTTCATTAGCCCTGTACCGCTAGTTAATCCGTGAGGGATTACCAGGGGTGCAAGTTTGCCTCCGTATTGAACTGCCTTCTCTACTAAGTTCATAAACCTTACAATACATGAAGTTGTGAAAATCGCTATCATTACAACACGCCTGATTTACAAGAGGCATAACAAGGGAGATACGCATGGGTCTGCGTGACCGTATCGCAAGAGCAATCGCAACTGGCAATCTTGAAAAAGGCCCTAACCTGCCTAGAGGTGCTACAACAATCGGCACTGATGAC